CATTGTGTCAGCTCGTCCAAGCCGATCCAGTTAAAAGCTTGACCTTGATAACGCATAACATCGTCATCACGGTCGAGGTAGGACATCCAGAGAGTAGCACCACTCGGTGCAACCCAAGTCTTATCTCTTTCCATAAACTTGATACCGGGGATAGCTTTAGGGTAAAGCTGTTTCGATACTGAGATAAGCTCACGGAGTTCCTCTGTACTACGGCGAACTAGGAGTCCACGGGACTGAGGGTTATTAAAGTAACGCACAGGGTCAGCTACCATTGCGTACGACTTACCACCACCAGCAGCACCACCGTAAAGAACCTCTTGCTCACTAGCAGCTAGAAAGTCTGTTTGCGGCCCAGGGTTCGGTGCAAAGATAATGTCCTGTGCTTTAGCTACATCGATAGGTTCAGGCTTAGCACGGGCAGGTGCCTTAGCTACAGGCTCAGGAGTCTGAGTCGAGCTTTCGGGTACCACTTCCACCGATTCTATCCTCTTCGAGCTTACGGGCTTTTTCCGAGGCTTCTTTGTAGCGCCGCTCATAGTCTCGATAGGTGCTGGACGTTTTCCGCCTCTTTTGTTCGATGCTGACACGTTTGTTAAGTCCTACATGAGATATGTATCTACCTGATTGCTCTGTGAGCCAACGAGCTACGAGTCTTAAGCTATACTCCGCTAAGTACTTCTTAGCTTGCTCTAGCATTTCTAGTTGCTCAGGGATAGGTTGAAGTATGTCCTTGTCATTTTCGTCTTGCTCGTAGCCGAAAGGTATGTGTCGTCCAACACGTACCATAGGGTACCACTCCCCGTCTAAACCTCTCTTTGGAATCTTCCAAGCTTGATCTACCGGGATTGCATTAAATGAGGGAGCGTCTTTTCTAGCCATCTTATACCACACACATACTTAGTTGTCAAGGTGTTATTTAGCTTTTCTTTTCTGAGTACCTGGGTTTGAAGCACCGCAAGCAACATATCCGCCTTTTTTATAACCCATCTTTTTGGCTACAGCTGGTGCAGCTTTCTTTAAAGCTTTAATACCCTTAGACATTGGTTTTTTAACAGCACCTCCGTCTTTATAGCCCTTCTTTTTCATGTCTGAGTCCTTCATCATTGTTCCATCTGGCATTTTATGGTAACCCTTTTTCATAACTACTCCTCCTTCGTTAGCTCTAAACTTAGCAGTCTTTTCTGCTATCTCTTTAGGTTGTTTAACAAACTGCTTACCAGCCGCCTTGCCTTTACGCTTAGCCGCTGATGTAGCTGCGTACTCTTTATCTGTTAAGGCTTCTCTAGCTGCTTTAGGTAAATACCGTTCACCAGTGGCCTTGTTTCCTTGAGTAGATGGTTTACCTGACTTAGTACCCCATTTCTCTTTAGTCCATTTATTAAGTGATTTCTGAGGAGCCTTCATTTCTTATAACCTCCACCTTTTTCTTTGTATTGCTTGGCAAGCATCTGAGCCTTACGAGCAGACCACTGACCGGCAGCACCGCCCTTGCTTCCTGCTTTAATCTTATTAAACAAGTTCTTACGCATTGTGGGTTTGGTGTAGTTGCCAGACTCATTGACCCTGCTTTTGGTTTTCTTAGCAGCTGCCATATTACCACTTAGCCTTATTTGCCCAGTAGGCTGCAGACATCTTACCTTTAGAAATGTTCTTAGCATGTCTAGCCTTAAACGATGCGCGTTTCTTCTTCATTTTATCAGACTCACCTGCTTTAGGTTTGCCAGCAGTCTTAGCACCTTGCTCTCCAAAACGAATCATCTTAATCTGATCGCCTTCTTTAGCAAGGACTACATGCGACTTAGTAGGATGGTTGGGGGTACGTTTAGGTTTATTGTACCCTGAAAACTTCTCACCTCTGTATTCTACTGTCATTTTAGTCTTCCTTTTTAGCTGGTAGGATGAACACGGGTTCCGAAGAAGACACCTCTACCTTTTCTGTTTTAACGAAACCAGCGCGGTCCATAATATCTTTAGCCGCTGCCATACGTTCTTTAGCGCCCAGCATATCCTGGTCACCTAGTACCTTAAACATAGCATAGGCTGCTTTAGTTGAACTCTGTGCAATAAACTTACGGGTAAGATCTGAAATCTCATCAGCAAGAGATGCAGTGACGGAGGAGGTGGGTACGTTGTCTGAGTATCCTGCCAGCTTCTTAGCTTTTAAGGGGTCACCCTCTGCTTCCTCAAAGAGCACAGCTAGAAATAACTCCTGCTTTTCTGTTAATTCACGTTTAGCCATTACACACCCCTTACTGGATTATAGTATAGTTTACCTGAAACGGTAACATCAAGAGTACCACCAGACTTGTAAGCTACTACCTTGTCACCCGCATGTAAATAGATCCTATCCGATTCTACTAATCTATATGAATCGTTCCCAGCAATAGAGTGTTCCCTAAGAACGTGATGGTATGTAGCATGGTCAGCATGATATATTTGTACTGAGATATTATGTGTAGCGGAGCCGTTAGTAGCCATGCAGAAATCTAATTCGCAGTCATGGTTGGAAGGCACTGTGTAGATAACGTTAGCACCTGCATCAGCCGTAGTTGATGTAATGCTCACGCTTTCAAAGAAAGTGTTATAACTGCGAAAGCCCATATCTTCTACTCTTCCCAGGCTTCATTAACGTCAGGTGTAGATGGATCATCAGCTTTAAAGTGACCATCTTCGTCACGAGCACGTTTCTTAGTAGCCTTGGTCTTTTTAACTGGAGCCGGTGCACTCATTGCCTTACGGATGGCTTCAATCACCGCTTCTTCGCTGGAGTGGAACTCACCGTACGGGTCCATCTGTCCAACAACGTCACCACGGGAGTTAATTACAAAGTCACCGGATATAGCGTAGCCAGCTTTATTCAGTTCTTTTTCACACTTCTTAAAGTCCATCTTACTTCTTCCTTTGTTTGGGCGGGTTGGAGGCCCCAATGTTTTTACTGTACTTCTTAGCATCTGCCTTACGTGAAAAGCTACGGTTTTCTGACTTAGACTTAGCCTTTAGGTTCTTAGCTGAGTTGTCTTTAGGATTACGGTTCTTATGATCGACATCTTTACCGTCTCCTTTCTTAACAACACCTTTTTTCTCTAATGCACGACGAGCAGCCTTGCGCGAAGCATTGGCAGCTTTATCGGACTTAGGGGACTCAAGCTGAAGCTCACGTTCTCGCTTATAGTCTCGTTTATAATTCTTACTAGATGGCATATTAGTCCTCGTATATACAGATAGATGTCAGGAAGGTACCGTTCCGAAGTTTAAAGGAAGTGGAGATAGACGCAGGATCTAGGTTCCAGCAGCCAAAGCACTTCTTACATGGTTTCTTCTCATCAATCCAGCAGCCCATTACTTGCCACCCTTCCATTTATCAATAGCCTTCTCACCGCTGCGACCAACAATGTAGCCACCTACGCCGAGTGTCAGTAGGTTCCAGAGTTGATCTGGCAACTCCAATGTATTCTCTAGTATAGCTGGGTACCCTATCGCAATGATAGGGAACACCAAGTAGTTCACGGCAATAATGCAGATGGCTACCATCATTAAGAGTGGACGCCAAGCTGATGTAAGCCAGTTACCTGAGTTAGCCTCAGCTAGTACGATCTCACCACGGATCTTCTCCAATGAATCAGTATGCTCCAGGAGAGCTAACTTAGTCTCCCGCTCTATCTCAGCTCTTTTGTCAGAATCAGGTATAACCTTCTTCAGCACATCCCCTAGGATAGGGGCCAGGATAGGAAGCAAAGATGATATCACAGGACAAGCCCTCCTTTAACGATAAAACCCACAAGGGCTGCAATGAAGCTACCTACAACAATAAACATGAGACGCGTCATGTTCGCGTTCATGGATTCTTGACCCTTAATAATATAAGAAAGATCAGTTTTAATTGCAACTACTTCTTTCTCTAACTTATGGTGTGCTTCTACGTAGTTCATATGACGTTCTGAGACACGGGCTACGTCTGCCCGCAGCATCTCTATGTCGTCCTTTAATGACTCTGTATCTACCATACTGCTCTCCCCGCTCTCCAGTAATATTTGATAAGTTTAACGTGGGTATGTCTTCCACGATAGCTGGTAGTGTGGTCCATCAGGAAATGACTTCCAGTCGCCTCCCCAGTCCATATCTACTTTTAACTCTAAAGCAGCCTGTTTCATTGCCTCAGCAATCTTATGATACAGTGGCCAATCCCACTTCACCTCTCCATCAACATAAGCACCTAGATCAACTGCGTGACCTGTGATATGTCTGGAATTCAATGTAGTAGACGCACCTCTTGCTACCAGCGTCTTCTGGCGCTCAAGAGTACGTAGACCTTCTAGAACAGTGAAGTCAACCTCAGTCAACTCAATAGCACGTTCAACTACAGCTACCATATCAGGGTGTACACCTTCAAGACGTTCCTTGCTTCGGTTACCTAATCTGTAGCTCATTCCCAGTCTCTCTTACGTTGAGGGTCTAATACGTCTCGCCCCTGGATGAGGCCTTCAAGGTACATGGCACGTTCCATACGATCTAACGTAATCCACTCACCGGTATCTTGGTAGTATTTCTGTCGTACATAGAATACTTCACTACGAGGGATATGCATAGACTGTAGCGCTTTGATATCATTACCTGCTAGTGCCTTGAAGAATGTACCGAGTACATCGTCTTCGCTATGCTCTCTTACTTTATGTTCCATCTTGTTGGTTAGACCAATCTTATTATTATTATTAGTTAATCTGATACCCACAGTTATACCACAAGGGTATCTCTAAGTCAAGCCTAAATAAGAGCTTGCTTCAAATTTCATTGGAAGTTAAAAGCTAAAGCTTTAGAAGGGGTGCGACAAAGAAGTTATAAGCTACGCTTAAGGAGAAGATTATATACTTAAAGTATAGCCCTGGTTCTACATAAGCCGCGAGGTCAAGCACTATCTGCTCTGTTAGTATACATTATGTATTACTTTAAGTACTTATCATCTATTGTTATTATCTAATATTAATTAATAGGAGTTTATATATCTTTAAGCTTTACTATAAGTATATTATACCATAAGCCTCTTTCTATGTCAACCCCTAATTGTACCTAGGGTTTATAATAGGGAGAATCTTCTAAGAAGTAGATGATTAGGAGAATAATATCCTCTTTATTGGACTATATGAGAACAATATTCTACCCCTATTATACAGAATGTATACTAACAGTACCTCGCATAGGCTACAAAACCCTCTCAGGTTAACAATGTGGTTAACAAGGAACCTAAAATACCCCTCTCTGTCATTGTGGGTATATATAACGTAGGGCACCCCCACTGGCCCCTGTACCCCCCAAGCTGTTGCATAAAGGTCACGCTATACATACAAAATGTATGTCAAGGGGTTGACACTACTATGAGGGTAGACTGTTGCATTTATGTCACATCATTATGCTCATAACATTATGAAGAACATTCACATACAATTCTGGGGTTGTTGTTCTGCTCGGTTCTCTTTTGTATATAACCAGCACTACTATGAACCAACTACTATGGTAGGTTTCTCCCGGTACTCAATCCGAACAATCCAATGCGATACCATACCGCCAAGAACAATGATAAACAATTGTATACCGTACCACCTAGTAAAAGAACAAAAGGTAAACAAGAGGGAGAACAAAACGAGAAACATACCTGAGAGCCATTTTAAGCCCTTTTGAGAGCCGTTAGAGGTTTTCGTAGGCTCTAGGCCATAAAAGAGCGTTCCCCCTATTTGTTCTCTATTTGTTCTCATTCTGTTCTCATTTCGACCAGATCTGTTGTCTTTTATGCAACACCTCAAGATATAATGAATATTTGTCGCATTATTTGCTTTACATCCCTTTTCATATATGCAACGCGCGCACATCACGCCCGGGCGCGTTTCCTTTTCTCTTTTGAAGGGGTAAAATAGGCCATACACTACTATGCCAAGGGATATAGGTGGCTAAGTCATTGAAATGATTAGATAATCAATATTAATTGTAAATAAATGCAAATAATTCACTATTTTATTATTGAATGAAAACAAGGACTTATGGGGTTGATTCGGTAATTCTTCAATGAAATCAGCTATTTGCTAGGGGTTTACATATGATTTCAGATAGTATCTAAGTTAATCATCGAAAGGGACAACAAGAACCCCGGAGATGACACCGGAAGGGACTAGGGCCAAGGAACCCTAGATGACCGGGAGAGACTAAATTAAACCCTCTGCGTGATACCCCTTGGCTACTAGCCGACACCCCGAATTGGACGGGTGAGCAACCGGGGGGTGGTTTTCACCAGATGGCGGGAAAGTAATCCGGCGGTCACTAAGGTGTATCGCATAACGGGTGAAACGAACCCGCCTAGTGCCTGATCGTAAGTATCGGCGCTCACTAATGGATAGACTGTTGCAGCAACCGGGTGGGCTTAGAAAAAGCGAAAGGGAATAACACTTTATTTATAAGATACCCGCGGTGGGTGTCTTTTATTGGAAGTGATAAGGAAAATCATCATGACAAACGACATCAAAACAATTGAAAACAAATTCGTGACTGCAATGGGCTCTGGTATTGCTGCGAGTGGTCACTTGCGTGACTTGGTGGCAAGCGTGGTAACATCACAAGATGGTCGCCCCTTAGCTAGTGCCATTGCTCGCTTGATCTCCAAAGGTGATAAGCAAGGTGCAAATGCGGTTCGGGCTATCATCGGTGCCATTATGCCCGGTGCCAAGGTGGGTAAAGCGAAGGACAAGAAAACCATCGTGCTAAGCCTGAAAGATGCCAAGTTTGATGATGCAGCCATGCAACGACTATCAGATGGTGTTGAGCGCAAGTTGTCCCTCCGGTCCACTCTTGTGAAAGAGGTGAAAGGTGAGACTGAAAAGGCTGAATTTGTTCTTCCTGAATATACTGCCAAATTGGTGAAGCGTCTTGAAAAAGAGGGCGTGACTAAAGCGGCATTGATTGCAGCTATCCAAGCGGCATAAGCCTTAGAGCGTAGACCATGGGAACCCTCCCGCCCGTGGTCTATTCATGTAAGGTTTTTACTACTATGAAAATGAAATATGAAAGGTGGTCTGTGATGGTACAAGTAATTGTGAACGGCGTGGCCGTGGCTAAACTGACCGAGGCTAATGCCCGGTTGTTCTTGGCTCAATCCCGCGGTGAGATTGTGTCGCAAACACCCAATACAATTTGCATGAAAGGGTGATGCAATGAAATATAACGTGATCGAATTAAAAGATGGTTTGTTTGCGGTGGATGCCGGGCGTGGTCGCTACTACTCTGTGACCGAAACATCTGATCGAGGTGAAGCTGAGCGCAAGGCAATCCTGTGGTCAATGCAATGGTACTACATGAAGTGCGAGGAAGCCTATGCCAAAGGTGTGGATGATGGTCTCTTTGAGGATGGCGTGACAATGGGTGACCTGTTATGTTGATACATCTTGCCCGAGTGGCTATTGAGTGGGCGCGT